AGTTTGACCGGTGGCAATGTATGCGCCGTAAATTTCGCCACCGTTGATGACGACGCCGTTGATTTCCCCGCCGTTGATCTCGGCCCCGTTGATGACGCCGCCGATAATCGTCCCGGCCTGAATTGTGCCGCTGAACACCCCGTCAGCGCCCTCAAGCGTGCCACTGAATTTCCATCTGCGATTCGGTACGTCAAACCACAGCGCATCTTCTCCGTCTGCGCGGAAGCGGAATTCGTCGGCATTAAGGACGACTTCGGCAAGTCCGTCGCTACGGCCGACTTTCAGCCCGTAATCGGGCGAAATGGACACACCGTAGTAAGTTTTGCCTTGTTTCACGGCGTTTCTGTTCAGCCTGTTTATCGCGTCGGTAATCGTACCTTGAACCGGGAATTCTGACTGTTGCTCGGACTTGGACGGTGCCTCTAGCGACATTGCAAGCCCGCCGCGGAACGACATGCGCTGATGCAGGATGATGGTCTGGTACTTGCGGATGCCGTCCCAAGGGAAGTCCGCATCCTCCCAAGCTATGTCCGCGTCGATCCACGCCATTGATTCGTCGCGCTCAAATTGGATGACATCGCCAGGCTCAAGGTGCGGATACCCGCGAATGTCCATTTCGACCGGAACATAGGCAAATCCGTTTAGCGCAGAAAGTAGGTTGTTGGCAATTTGTTGAGTCGCGAATGGACAATCAACGTAAAGCGTATGATTTTCGTCACCACTTCCTGCCTCATAGTAAAGATCGTCGTCTGGATCATAGACCACTACGACTCGGCTATAAGACTTCACCGGGTTTGTAATGCGTGCGCGAATATATTCCGAGGGTGTTGCCTCGAAAACGGGTGTTTCCGCTGCGGAAAACCGCTTGAAACGGATCACCCCGTCTCGGCCGGCATAAACGGATGCGGCGTTCGCGGCGGCGATAAACCCCATCACTTGCCGATACGTGTATCCCGTCGGGGCGGCAGGAACCACATACGACGGGTCAATGACGACGCTGGAATCATATGTGTATCCCAGTTGGTCGCATATCTCGTCCCATACCGCCTTCATGGTTGCCGGATATGTCAGCGACGACACATATGGCGTATTGGCGAACATCAGCTTGTCATAGCATGTGTATTCCCATGTGTTATTGATCCGTTCCCTGGAATCGACGTAAAATTCCCCGAGCGGAATCCACGTCGTAACGCCTCCTTCCCAAGGGATGTCTGCCTCTTCCCAGGAGAAGTCTGCATCTATCCACCGCAACCCCCCGGCGTCAAGGGCGACATAGGGAATGATTCTGGAGTTCGGCGGAATTTCGGCGTTTGTGCGAATGCGGATGACCAGTTTCGATACGATTGCCGTCCCAATTTCGAATTCTTGTCCGGATGTAATGCCGCTTGTGATCTCTAAACCAACAACCTTATCAGTGCCATACTCTTCACCGTTGATATCTACTTTCATCCGCCATTCGCGGTATCTGCTTTTCAAAAACGCTTCTGTAGTTCCCGAAATAGGGTACATGCGCCATCACCGCTCTGTCAAAGTAAACTGTAGACCCCTCCACCATGTCACACCGTTTCGCGTGAACCCAAACGGCGCTTCCCGATTGTCCACATAAAAAATGCGGGTTTCGATATCCCCGCTCACAGTGTCTGGATACGTCACTTCAAAAAATGGAGCCTGCATCATTTTCAAGATGGCGGAGAGGTCTTCCCACCGCAAAGCATTCCACCCCAGACGAATTTGCCGCTTCACGGCGATTCTGTCGCGCGAAAGTGTGCCGTCTGCTGTCCGTGTGGTTGTTTCGGCGTTGTCCAAATCCATCACAGTAACCGTCATTTCAGCGGGGGAAACGGGCAACTTTTTCCCATCTATGAGGATCACCAGACGGCACCTCCTCACAGGTTTAGCGGATTTCGGCCGCGACGAATTTCATCGTTCAGAAATTCCACAGACGCACGGCCGATTTCGTTTCTGCTTATTGTCACCGGGCGTTCGGCCGTTTCGCGGATCGCTTGAACTATGCGTTGCAACCACATGATTTCCTCTTCGTTGTCCCCATCCACCATTTCTCGCAGCTCGGAAAGAGGCGCGATGACTTCAGGGTTTGAAATTGCCCCTGCATATTCACCAACCATAGCAAGCGTCGGGCCGTGGACAATGCCACCAGCAGCAAATTGCGGGACCGGGATGCGAATATTTTTGAGTTGCTTCAGCAGATCGTCTAGCCATGCTGCGCCGCGTGCAGCGCCTCCGACTAGCCATGCTGCGCCACGCGCTGCACCACCAGCCCCAGCCAGACCGCCGATGATGGAAAGTCCGGCGCGATTTTCTGGTTTGTTGGCCTCTTGCCTTATCCTGTCCAAAACACCGCGCGCGGCATCAGCGCTAAAAATGGTTTGGAACGTTTTTTGCCATTGTGAAGTGTCAAAAAGCGGGCTTTCTCCGATCGCCGTCTTGATGCCGGTCAGCGCCTCTTTCAGACGATTCCACGCGCCCACCACTTCACCCACCAGGTTGATGATGGGGCGTAGCATCGACTCCGCTGTTGATTTCATGCCGCCAAGTATACTCGACCACGCAGTTTTCACCGCATTGAGCGGGTCAAGAATGCCGCGGATCGCGGTGGCGACAACGGAAAAGCCACCAGCTACCGCGAGCTGGAACGGTGTCAGTTTGTTTTGCATCTCGTTTAGCGTCCCGTTCCAAGCGGCGCGGACGACGGCGAGCGGATTTTCGATAGTGCGCAGGTTCGCTTTCAACTGCTCCCACAATGACGAAAGGGTGACGCGTTTTTCGGCAAGGGAGGCCACCATGTTTGCAAGCATCGTGGACCAGTTTGTCGCCACTTGTTTTGAAGTGGTCGCAGTGATCTGGCCGATGCGAGCAAAGAAGTCTACCAAAACCCTTTCCAAAGCAGGAACGCTCGATGCCGTCTGATTTTGCATCTGCGCCCACATGTCTGCCCAATATCGGCTTACCTCTGTTGCCAAACCAGGCACAAGCACGCCGCCGAGGTTTCCGGCAAAGGCACCCCATTGCGCCGTTTGTCCAGCCAGCCCCACCGCTGTTTGCGCCTGTAGATCAGCCCACCACTGCGCCATACGTGCCTTGGTTTCGGCGATCATGGCGTTGATCGTGTTCACAACGGCGGTTGCCACAGCACCAAGCCCAGCATCAGGAGGATGCGGCGGGTCGAATTCAATGCGCCAGCGTCTGGTCAGTTCCGGCGGAAATTCCGGTAAATTGATCCTTTCCCGTCCACCGCCATCGGGCGTGAATCCCCCAGGCGATCCGCCACCAGCGCCACCGCCGCCAGTACCACCGCCGACACCAGAACCGAATCCGATGAGATTCAGCCGGTCAAATGCGGCGAGTTCACCCCGCGCCTTCCGGGCAGACGTAGCAAGATCATCATATGCTCTTCCTTGATCAATAACGGCGTCTGTGTACTGCTGCGTCCCTCGCATGCGCTCGTCATAGTCCCACCCGCGAAGCCAATAGATAAACCGCGCCAATTCCTCAGTCACAACCGCAAGCGCTTCGGCCAAACGGATCAGCGCAGGGAGAACGGCGTCCCAGATGGGAAGGAACGCCTGGGACAAGTTCAATTTCACTTGTTTCAATTGCTCCATCAGGAGCGTTTGCTTTGTCATTACGTTCTGTTGCAACTCGGTTCCATACCGTGCATAGGCTTGTTCAAGGATCGCGGCTAGGCGGATTTGTTGCTGCACTCGGAAGTCAAGCTGATCCCAATGCTTCCCGTTAGCAAAGCGCCGGAACGCCTCTGTGCTTTCGATCATGGCGACGTTGACAAAAATACCGAGGTCTTCGATAGCCTCGGTATTTCCGAGCAAACCGGACCTGATGCGCTCTTGTACGTCCTCGATTGTCCGGCCGGTTGCCGACGCTACAACGCGCGTTGCATGGACGAGGTCTTGCGTTTGCCGTCCGATTTCGCGCGTATCGGATATAAACGATGAAAGGAGTGTACCGTATGTCGCCCCCATATTTGCTGCCGTGGATGCCGCCAAACCTTGTGCTCGTGCCCACTGCATGAACTCGTAAGAGCTACCGCGCAGCTGCATATTCAAGCGCATCAAATCCGCTTCAAACTGCACCGCCGGTTGGCTGGCTTTTGCAATCGCCGCTATTGCAGCAGTGGCAGCAACTGCAACAACTCCAAGCCCAATTCCAAGCGGACCAAGAGCGGCCGCAGCGCCACCGGCCGCAGCACCAAGCCCACGAAGACTGGCAGCAGCGCCGGAAAGAGCGGGAGTTAACCCGCCCAACGCTGTCACGACGCCGCCGATGCCTCTTGCGCCACGTATTTGAGAGAGAGAGGAAGAAACGGATCGGCTTAGTTCGCGGAATTGTGTGTTTAGTTGGCCAAAGCCACGGCGACCACTGATTTCGCCCAGATTCTTTTGTGTGTCGCGTTTGAAGCGGGCAACTTCACGCGTGGCACCTTGCAACGCTTGTCGCGCTGCAGAATAGTCGGCCCCCACGCGTATGAGCAAATTACGAACTACAGCCAACTTATCCCCCTCCCTCTTGCATGCGTTGGTGGATCATTTTTGCGATTGCAAGCATTTGTTCCGGTGTTTGCGTCCTCGGTCGCTCCTGAATTTTCACCTTGTCAAGAACGCTTTTAAACCTCGGGAATTTTCTGCGATCTATTCGCTGCCAGTAGGCGGTCAGATAGGCGTGCGTTAGCATTTCCCTTGTTTTGATTGCATTTTTCCGATTGTAAACTTCAACCGCAAGCATAAGCTCGTGCGGTGTCATTTCGTTGTATTCGTCAAGGCTGATTTCACAAGTAAACGCAACCCTTATACTTTCGTCCCAGTCGTATTTTCGCTTTTCTCCGGCCCTTGCTCCGGCTGAGATGCGTTTCCCTCCGCCACTTCACCCGTTACACCAAAGGCAGCCATAAATGCCCTGCCGACGGCTCGGATGATTTCTTGGTAATTCTGCGCTTGGTCCAGCAATTCTTCCACTTTATCAAGCGTCAGTGTTTCCCCGTTCTTTTTCGCGTCGCTTTGCAATCCGGCGTATACGAATTTTTCCACAAGCGAAATACTCATTTTTCCATTCGCGAGAATGTCCTCGACATCAAGGATCGACATTCCCGTCAATTCTTCCAGCAACTTCAATGCTTTGTGGCCGAATCTCAACTCACGCGGACGATCAAGATGGATAATCACGACGTCGCTCATAAATCCATATCCTCCTTATAAATCGGCCCGGAGCGTTAAGCCCCGGGCCGTTTCATGATTAAACCGACTTGACAACAACAACCTCGTAAACGACCGGCGCTTTGCCAGATTCGTTTGCGATGATGGTCAATTTCCGGCTGCTGGCCGTATCGAACGGAATGGCACTGGATGCCTGACCGCCCGTCAGATTTTCTTGAAACTTGCCATCCACATAAAGCTTGATGGTTTGGTTCGGGGCGGTGACGGTAACCGTTACAGATTCATCGGTCACTCCGGCGAATGTGTAATAGTTCGTGCCAGCATCAAACGCCGGTGACAGGATGCCGCCGGCACCCGTCAGAGACAGCCCGGAAATACCGGCACTAGACGAGAAGTTGAGCGTCGATTTTCCGCTTACACGGATCGTTGCCTCAAAACCGATGGCTTCCTCGGTTTCGGCCGTAATGGTGAACGAAGAAACGAAGCCCTGGAAGCTCCACGACGCCCCAAGTTGAGGCGGATAGATGATCTCGAAGTCCTGCACTTCTCCGCTTTCCAGCGCCTCGTAGACGGCTACCTGACCCACATCAGAGGGGACGAAAAACCCGGAAATGTTCAATTCTCCAGGGTCTTTGAATCCGGCGATAAATTCCCGGAACCCACCCTCGCTGTCAAGCGTCGTTACGTCGATTTCCTCTTGCGTGATCGACGGAGACCCAATGGAAGAAAGGTCGCCGATTGCGTTTGTACCAATTCGGATGACCGTACCAACAGAACGTACAGCCCGTTTGGTCAACTCTCATCACTCCTCGGAGAAATATGCTGAAAATTCCACCACGCACCGGTACAAGCCCGGTTCGCTTTCATACATCTCGACAGGCATCTGATAGGTCAATTCCTCGATGAACGGCCCGTCCGTTCCGATTTGCCGCCCCTCGAAGGTAATTAAAAGGGCGATCACCTGTTTCGTGATCGCCTTCATGTCGCTGTACTTTTTTGCTATGATGTTGAGTTCTGCCCGAACCTCTTTGCTGTTGAGATGCCCGCCAAGCGTCTTATCGCGCAAACCCTCGCTGCTGGCGTAGATCAGGTACGGGACGCCGCCAGAGGCGGTTGCTTCCGGCGCGGTGAGCGGGTAAATCCGGTTCTCAAGAGCCGTGATGGTTTTCAATTCCTGCACAAGTGCCGGTTCGAAGCTCATTCTTTGATCGCCCCGATTTCCAACAACCGGTCAACAATGCATTTCCGCTTCTCTTCCGGAATGCTTTCATCGTTGGTGATTTCTTGGAACAGATTGAGCATGTTTTGAAATACTTCCGTATCCGCTATCTTTACGGTGACTTCCAAACCCGCCACTCCAATCACCGTCCTTTCCGCAAGGCCTTGTCTACTTCTTTGCCAGCCACCTCAAGAACTCGCCTTTCAATCTGCTCCGCGTTGTCGTCGATCGCCCGGCGCAGGAAGCGATAGCCCGGAACATATCCGCCGTCCCGTGTGAGAAATCCGTACTCCTGCGACGCCGGGTAATAGTACCGCTTGCCGTCTTTCGTTGTCTTTACAAAGATGTCGTTCTTGGCTGGGTCCATCATCACGTCATAGACCGCCTTGCCGCGAACACGGGTTTTCTCTCGCTTCAGGATGATGCCGTCACGCAATTCCCCAGTGTCAACCGGAGCGTTTGCACGTGCCGCTTTCAACACAATCTGACCACCTGCACGCGCCGACTTCGTTGCCGCCGTTTGCGGAACTTTCCCGAGTTCACGAAACGCCCGTTCCAGTTCTTTCATGCCGATGATTTCACTTTTGCGAGCCATCGCCAGCACCCTTCTTTCCTCGTCCCGGCCAATGCAAGATGCCGAAGCAAACGACAATCACGATGAGCCACAGCGGCCAATAGTAGATGAGTTTTTCACCTTCCGTCATGTGGATCATGTCGTATACGAACTGTTTAAGCATGTCCCACATGTCATTGCCGCTCCCTACACATTAGCTGAAGTTCGCGCCTCCGATATTCCGGGTGAATGATATGCAAAATCTCGAACTCGCGGAATTCGGGATCGCCCGGCTCTTTATACCTGACAATCATGGTGCGGTCGATATCCTCCCGGTATCGGATACGAATGCGCGTCGTCACTTCGGCGTGTTCGGCCATTGCGGCGGTGTATTCGCGGCCACGCAGCGGCTCGATTGCGGCCCAGACGGTTGTAACGGGAATCGGGTCGTCAAGCGGTTGACCATATTCGTCGGTTTCGTCTGGTCCGGGTGGGCGGAAGATGGTGACGCGGTGCTTCATTCGTGCCAAAAGGCTTTTGCTCATACCGGCACCACCCGGTCCGGCCACAGCAGCGTTCGCACCACTTCCGGCACATCGTCGGTGTCGGGGTTTTCGTAGCGATGCGCAATGTAAATTAGCATCGCTTGTTTCACCGACTGCGGCACCTTTTGCGCGCCGTCATATCCCGCCGTGTACCGGATTTTCACCGCGTTAATGGGTGCAAGTTCAACGCTCGGCCAACATTTACCGCTGGCGAAAGCGATTCGGCCCGGCTCGGAATCGGTGTCCACGATGTAGTCGGACGGGTCAAGCGTTGTTTCTGCGCCAGTGGAGTCGATAACCTTCACGCTTTCCACGCTCACAAGCGGCGGACGCGGCAGCTTGATCGGCATTGACGGAAAGCAGTCGAACGACAGTTCCCACGCCTGCGTGATGTAGGCCCGATTTTGGAACGCTTCGCAATATTCGCGAGCCGCGGTGATGAGGCCAGAAATGAGCGCATCCTCGTCGTTGGTATCAATCCGCAGATACGCCTTTGCCTCGGCCAGACTTACCGGTTCGCTTGCCGGAGGGGTTATCAGCTTCAGCGCCATCGTCAACCACCTCCGCAATGCCGCTTTTTACCCACGTCTTTGCCACGTCGTCGGGAAGATCGACGATCTGCCCCGGATGATAACTCCAACTTGCCGACGCAATACTAACGTTGATTTTGACTTTCAGCCCAATCACCCCCTGTTAAGGGAAAGGGGGCCGATTGGCCCCCGAGAATTAAGACGCGGCGTTTTGATAGTATTTGACAGCCTCCGGCAGGATCAGCTTACCGTCAACACGCTGGTACATCCGGTAACCGACTTGTCCCGTCGCCGCATACAGCTCGTCCAGACGTTGCATCACGCGGCCAACACGGTCGGCGATCCAGTAGTAGGAGAAGTCGCCGAACAGGATCGACTTCGCACCAGCGGCCATGGCCGGAACGTCGTCAGAAATAGCCACGGGACGACCGAGCAGAACGTCGGGTTGGCCGGCTTGCAGACCAGGTTGCCACAAGTATTGACCGTCATTGTCTTTCAGCTTCCGCACAGCCTTGGCCGTGCTGTCAGACATCAGCCAGGTTGCATTACGCCGATACGGCCGGCGCAGGGCGTGATACACGTCGAACAGGTCTTCGGCAGTGACCGAAGTCGTTTGTCCGGCAGCGCCCACTTTACCTTCTTCCGCGCTTTGGACAACGCCAGTCGGTTTGCCCGAGCCGTCACCGTTTACGAACGCGGCTTCTTCAGCCTTAGAGAAACGGCGTGCGAAGGCGCTGGCAACGTAGTTGTCGATGTTGAATGCGGAGTCATTCAACAGTTCCTCGGACACTTTGATGATCGTGCCGAGTTTGTACGCGGAAAGCGTCACTTGGGAGAACGTCGCATCGCTTTCTTGATACTGCGCCGTTTCGCCAAGCCAGGATGCCGTTCCGTAGTCGGCTTCAACCGGAATTTCCCGCGTACCGGATGCGGTCGTGATGACCGTCGCCAGTTGGCGCATGACGTTTTGTTCTTCGAGCTTCTGCACCAGCGTGCGCTCGAACTCGTCCGGCACCAGATAGCCACCAGCGGCATCCGTGCCGATGACCAGGTTTTTGATTTCCGGCGCTTGCAGCATACGATATTGATCCGCCGTCAGCGCGTTCCGGCCGGCTTTCAACGCCGTCCAGAAAGCATCACGGTACTCTTTCGAGGCCCGCAGATTAGCCGGTTCCCCATTTGCACCGGGTTGATTCCGGCCACCGGCAATAACGCCAAGCGACTGATTCAGTTCGCGCTCGGCATCATGCAGACGTTCCTTGCGCTCGATTTCCTTGCGCAAGGCTTCCACATCGTTCATGATGCGGTCATACTGCTGTTCTTCGTCTGCCGTAAGGTTGCGTTCTTCCTTTTCCGCCCGGTCCAGGATTTCACGGGCTTGGTTTACCAGCGCGGCGCGTTTTTGCCGCATTTCGAGGATGTCTTTCACCTCAGACCACTCTCCTTCAGATTTTTTCAATTAGTTCAAGCCGTTTCCGGCGCAAATTAAAAAGCCGCTGGTTTTGCGGCTCGGGGGGAACTTCTTTCTGTTTGTTTAACTTTTT